CAGAATAGAGTTCCAGCTCTGGATCCTCACGGGTTCAGTTCTGAACTTTCTCAAGGAATTCCCCTTGGCTAAAAGTCATGTCTTGGGGGACACACTTAAGGATCCCAAAGATCAGGTCATGGAGCGGCTTTAGAGCCGTCTGTGACCAGTAGTCGAGAATAGCGATCACTCGCGTCTTCCCTTCTCGGTCTTGGATCCCAGTGATCTTCCGAAGACTGACTTTCTCCCTTGGACCCAGAATCTTCAGAAGAAGATCCCGGTGCTCAGAGAGAAAGTCCATCCTCTTCTCAAGCTGTCAGCCCCCAACGGTCTTAATGGACTGAATCATCTCCTTGGGAAGGGAGAGGAAATCAGCCCAGCTCTCAAGGAGAGCATGTCGACCGCCGGGGCCTTTCTTCGTTGAGAAGTGGAATGACTTCCACCGAGGTGGGTCACCGAATCCTGGGAGAACGGACTTAACTCCCGGTAGTCCGCGGAGTACAATCCAAAACTCCTGAAGAGGAATCCAGAATCGATAAAGGTCTGAGACCCCAAAAGGGCTCGGATCGATAATCGAAGCAAGGTCCAGCTTCGGAGGGAGGGTTTCTCCTCTCATGAGGGTGAGGGCTGTGAGGTAAAGCCGAAGATGAATCTTCGACACCTCATGCAGGCTTCCCCCTCCACGAGGGAGAGAAAACTCCTTCCGGAGTCGGTTCCTTTTTGGTTCAGATTCAGGGGAATCCGGGTGGGCGATGACATAAAGGAAGGCCTCACGACCCTCCTTACACCACGAGATAGCATCAGCTGTCCCGCGGGTAATTCATCGCATGCCCAGTTTCTCAAGAAACCGGATCACGATCTCAATGGTAACGCCTTGTTGGGGAAAGAAATTTTCCCTAACTCACCCTAGACATTTCACTAGGAGAAGTCACCGACTGAAACGGTATCTCGCACCCCGAGACGAAGGGGTAGCAGGGTTCCGGGACAGAAATACGCGAGGGAGTCTCGACTCCATGCGTGTAATGACGCTCTGAAAGTCCATGCTAGTTAAAAAGGGGAGTAAATCCCAGGATTTAGTTTAAATCCGCTCCGGATCGACAACCGGAGGGGCTAAAGAACTGGGACCCCGGTGAGAGGCCGGGGGTTCCTCTCCTTCACCAATCGGTGGGAGGGGACCTCCGAAGGATGAACCACACATTAGTACAGGACAACCTACCAAGTAGACCCCCTCAAAAGAGGGTTACTCGAAAGTGTGCCGACCCTATACTTCCTGGGAGGGTCCTAGGAAGGTCGAGTAAAGTCCACGTGGATCCCGAACTGGCAAGCTCGAGAGTTAGTGAACTTGACTCTCCTCTTGAGGAATGATTGTCCTTCACAGGCCAAAGGCCGGAGGGCGAGAGGGGAAGAAGACGTGCCCATTCAAGTCCTGTAGGAGCCCGGGCCATTACCCCGGAGGCCCCCCGCAACGGGGGCCCACTCCACGCGCC